ACATTTGAGAGATTTAGATATATATCTCCCAACAACGAGATATATATCTCCCAACAACGAGATATATATCTCCCAACAACGAGATATATATCTCCCAACAACGAGATACGTTCCTCCCAATAAAACCGTCAAAAACCGTTAAAAAATCAATATTTTTGTACCTACTAAGTATTTTAAATAATTAAAAATATTACACAAATAAGAAGAAAAAAAAGAAGTAAAAAAAGTAACTCAATTTCTCTTCTTTTTTTGTTTTGTACGTTAATTTGGAATATGTTTCTGTTTTTAAATACAATACAAAAGACACCAATCTAACCACTTAACAACAATACACCATTGTATATATCTCAAATTCGTCCATTATGCCCCATATAAGCAATTTTAGTAACAAAGAAATGGAAATCATTGTCTAACACAAAAACTGCCTTATTTGCCACATAAAACGCAAAATAGAACACAATCCATAATTTAATTTTAATTTAATCTATCCCATCTGCAAATATTTTTGGGAATACTTTTTTCATTACACGTCATATTGACAAAAATGGAATATTATATTATTGTGTGTACAGTGTGTATGATGTGTATAGTAAGTATAATATACATACTATACACATTGTATATATTATACACACTATTATTCTAAGGAGTTGGAAAGCATGGGAAAAATCATATCTTTCGCAAATCAAAAAGGCGGTGTCGCCAAAACAACCAGTACATACAACATAGGAGTTACACTAGCCCAAAAGGGAAAAAAAGTGCTTTTGATTGACCTGGACAGTCAGGCAAGTTTAACAATCAGTGCAGGCTTAGAACCATTTGCATATGAAAAAACGATTGTGACATTGCTCAAAAAAGAAGGTACACCAATTACAAAATGTATCCAACCATTGCAACACAATTTAGATATTTGTACTTCCAGATTAGAGTTGGCACAATTAGAAATGGAAATGATTGGGCGTACTATGAGAGAAACAGTACTAAAACGTGCCTTACAATCCATTCAAGAACAATATGATTTTATTCTTGTTGATTGTCCACCACAGCTCAGCATATTGACCATCAACGCTTTGGCGTGTTGTGATTATGTAATTATTCCTGTTAAAACAGATTATTTGGCTTATCGTGGTGTAGAATTGTTAATGGATAGCATTGCAGATACAAAGGATTTAATCAATCCAAAATTGTCGGTTCTGGGTGTAATTGCCACAATGTATGAAAAACGAGTGAAAGATGATAATGAAATTTTGCAAGCATTGGATAAAAATTACAATGTGATTGGTGTTATCAAAAAAATGGCGATTGTAAAACGAGGTGTATATGACGGTCGAAGCGTTAGCCAACAAAATCCACATAATGATGTTGCAGTAGAATATAATAAAATCAGCGATTATATTTTGTCGAAAGGAGAACAATAATGGGGTTTGCAGATAGAGAAGAAAAACGAAAAACAATGGGTGTTGCAAGAGCTATGATTTCAGAACAACCAAAACAAGATACCAATGAAGGTAGGCCAAAATCAGAAAGAGAAATAAAAAAACGATATAATGCTATGCTATTGCCTAGTTTGTACGAAAAGATAAGGTGTGTTGCCTATGTGGAACGTCGAAGTATTAGCGAGATTATTGCAGAATGTCTTGAAAAATATTTAAAAGAGAATAATGACAAATTAAAACAATATGACAAGCTGAAAAAAGATTAAGCAGAAAAAAAGCGGGATTTCTCCCGCATTTTTTATTTTTTTACCAGTACTGGGATACTGCCCTGAAAAGTCACGCAATACCCTAACAATTCTGCAACATCACGAATTTTGATATAATTGTTTCCCTTATACAAAATACGCTGTATTTCATGCGTTTTCCCATCTACAATGATTTTACTTTGTTCCACCTTGTACCCCTCTTTCTGTGGTTGTTTTGGTTGTTTATAATTCTGCCCAAAATACGAACAAACACCTTTGCAAATTGCTTCTGCAATCGTTCTGCGGTAACTGTCCGAACGCAACAATTCGGCTTCTTTTTTGTTTGTCATAAATCCACATTCCACCAATACCGCAGGCATTTTTGTGCTGTTTAGGATATACAAATTTGGATTTTCTTTCACGCCTCTGTCATGTAATCCAGTTGCTTTTACCAGTTCTTTTTGAATGGCTTTCGCTGCCGAAAACGTCTTTTTGTCTTTCATCGTACAAACAAATGTTTCTATGCCATTCGCACCGTTCCAGCTGTTGCCATAGGCATTTGCATGGACGCTAATATGTAAATCACTGTTTGCATGGTTTGCCCGTTTGGCTCTTACAGAAAGCGGAATATCATTGTTCTCTGGTGATGTTTGCACAACCGCAAACCCACACCGTTTCAATGCAACTTCCAAATACCCTGCCACAATTTTATTAAATGCATTTTCTTTCATGACGCTGCCATCAGCAAATTTCGGCGTGCGTTTTCCGGGCGTTTCTGCACCATGCCCATCATCAATAGATATTTTTATCACATTTTCTCTCCTTTCCAATCCAATTTTTTATAATATAAAAAAAGGGACAGAAGATACTGTCCCTTTTTTCATTATAATTTATGATTATCTTTTAACCCTTTGCTGGTCGGTTCTACAAACACACCCAGCACAGCCAATGCTGTTGTTCCCAATAAAAAAGGATTTTTCAGCACATCCAAAATAGACTGCATCAAAATCCCCCAATCTGTGAACATTTCTGCTTTCATGCCTGTGGCAGTCAACACTACACCAACCAATCCTACCCAAAACCAAGGGTTTTTAAATCTGTCTTTATTCATTTCATCACCGCCTTACGGTCTTTCAAACGGTGCAGGTCTGGTATAGCTTTCTTTGCCAGGGGCATGACGCACGCCATCAGAAAGCCATTCTCTGCACACATCCACACAATACATACCCTTGTCTTTTGTTCTGAAAATATCTCTTGTAAATTTCTCAATGTTTCCGTTTGACAATACCCTTTGCCCGCTGCCAATACGTTCAAATGGATACGAATTACTTGTCCAACCAAAATCTTTTTGCAATTCGCCAACAAATGCGGAACCGTCCCAAAAGCTGTAGATATTCTGCCCGTTCACGTGTGCTTCAACGTGCAAATTTGCATCTGGTTTTCCGTTTTTTGTCAATGTGCCGTTCTGCTCGATACGATACACATTTCCGTATTTTTTACATTCTCTTACTGCAAAATCTTTTTTTGTCATACGATATCTTCCTTTCTTTTTTAAAAAATTTTCGTTATGTATCAAAAACACCTTGTTTATGGTGCTTTTTGCAAAAGTATCAGTTCTTTTTCAATATCATGTATCTTTGCTTCCAGCGTTGTAACTCGTTCTCCAAGACGTGTTGTTCCATTCAAACGTCGGTCTTGTTCTGTTTTCAATTCCTCATCAATTTCTTTTTTGAAATCATTGATATGATTTTCTAATTTTTGAATAATTTCTTTCAATTCTTTTTCTTTTTCGTTGTTTTCCTTTTCCAACCGTTCCATGTTTTTATTTAGATTGTTACATTCTTCTGTCAATCTGGTTAATGCATCTGTTAATGGTGTAAGAAATTTAATTGCACCAACCACAAAACTTGCGAGTGTCCCAATCCCGACCACAATTTCCCAACTCATAACCTCCACCCCCTTTCTCCTATTTTTGGGGTATAAAAAAACAACATAGTTTTTTGCCATGTTGTTTGTTTATGCTTGATTTTGTAACATCCCTGTCAATTCCTTATATCATACACAAAATCCGAAGCAAATATCGTAAAGATAGCTGGCATTATTGGCGTCGCCTTCTCCTTTGATGTCGACGAAGCAAAAACTTCTTGAACCAGGACCGAGAGAACGTTGCCACCAAGCCGACTTATCCCCTGCGTCGTTTTCCTTAATCCGATTGCCTGCGGTAGCGAAATATTTATACTGCGTCCCTTCGTTTCCGTATGACTCAATCTTTGACCCAAATATTTCTTGTTCTGAAAACAAGAACAATTTCATTGCAGTTGTTACAATCTCATGATTTGAATAACCATCTGTTGCAGTTTTCTTATTCACCATCTTAATAACCGACTGTAGATCAGCAGGCAGACTGTTAAACATGGTATTTTGCAAAAATGTATACATTGCAGAACCTGTAAATCCACCTTTGTTTGAAGCTGAGTAATTCATACCATGATCAAGTTTATTATCCATGGCATTTTTCATCCCAAACGTGATACCAGCTTTGCCACCAGATTGCAGATCATCATGATCAAAACCCATAATAGCGAAAGTAAATGTTTTGCCATTGATAACAATATCTTTTGTATCGCCAACTTTCCAGATTGTCGAGGCTTTTCCAGTTGCAGAAGCTTCTGCAATTTGTGCCCAGCTATTTGCTGAAAGGGTCGGATTATACACTTTGGATACAACGCTAATCTTTTTATTCTCTGGTGCATTATGATTTGTACCGTCTGCCACACTGACCGTAATGGTTGTATGTCCGGTTGTTTTTGGTTGTATAGTGATGGTTGTTCCGCTGACACTGCATGTGGCAATGTTGGAATGTTGCGATGTTGCACGGATAGCCCCATCGCCTGTACGGGATACTGTAACGGTTTTTTCACCATATACGTTGTTGACACTGATTTGTGTTTTACTCAACGACAAATTGCATTCTGCTTTTGCGATATTCCAATATACAATTTTTGCCGTTGTCACGCCATCACTCCACTTGTAGTTTGATTTTGGCGTAAATGTTGCTGTATATGTACCTGCATTTACGGCGTAAGTCGTACCACCTGGTATCAATTTTTGACTGTCGTAGTTGCTCCATGATGGTGATAACGTAGAGCCAGTATATTTCAAACTGCCACTTTGTGCAGGCACAGCCACAACGGCTCTTTCAATCGTCCAGGAAACGTTTTTCGCAGATGTGCTACCATCACTCCACGCATAGCCTGCTTTTGGCGTAAATGTTGCCGTATATGTTCCAGCATCTATGCCATCAGTCGTACCGCCCAATGTCAATTTTTGGCTGTCATAATTGTTCCATTTTGGTGAAAGACCAGAACCGTTATATACTAAACTGCCGTTTTGTGTAGGCAATGTAATTGTTTCATTTTGAATTGTCCAAGAAACATTTTTTGCCGTTGTACTGCCATCACTCCACTTGTAGTTGTCTTTTGGTGTAAACGTTGCTGTATATGTACCCACATTTATGGCGGAAGTCGTACCGCCAAGTGTCAATTTTTGACTGTCATAGTTGTTCCATGATGGTGATAGCGTAGAACCAGTATATCGCAAACTACCGCTTTGTGTAGGCAATGCCACAACGACCCTGCCAATCGTCCATGGTACGGAAGCAGGCGTTTGTGTGCCATTGCTCCATTTGTATTTTCCTTTTGGTGTAAATGTTGCCGTGTATGTGGCTGCGTTCGTGCCGGAAGTCGTCCCACCCAATGTCAATTTTTCGCTGTTGTAGTTATCCCATGTTGGGGACTGTACAGAACCGGTGTAGGTCAAACTACCGCTTTGTGATGGCAGTACACCAATCACATAAAACAAATTATCCATTGTTTCCAATGCTTTCTCTGCTATTTCCAATGCTTTTGCTGCTCTGATTGCCACATTATCAATGGCATCTTGCACATTGGTTGCATTCAGTTGTTGATTGTCTGTGTATATAATTTTTTTTGCGATATGATTGTTTTCATTTTCTTTCAACACTTCATCAATTTTTGTAAAATTTTCATTTAATTTTGTGATATCTGCCTCATCGTCCAATGATGGCAAATTCAAATGATAATTTGGTGTAATTGCCATTTCACCTTTTGTTTCTTTTGTTTCATGCACGCAAATTCCATTTCTTTTTCCAGAAGTAGATTGTAATAGGCTTTCTATGCGTTCGCCTTTTCGTTGTCCCCATGTTTTTGTTTTGACTGTTTGCCAGGTTTTGCATTTGTTTTTTAAATCTCCCCATGTGTTGTATTTTAGTATGATGGTATACGCCAAATGTGCAGGTTTGATTTCTTCAAGAACTCTTTTTAAGTCATCAATATCTTGTCCCTGTTGCAAAACCTCCAAAAAATGGACTTCAAAGCGATATTCTGCATTGACTTCAAATACCGCAACTTTTCCTTGCAAAAATTTTTCGGAAACTTCTTTAACTGTGATAGGGCGTGTTGTGTCTGTTCCGCCCATACGTGCCATGATTGTTGCACGTCTGGTTGTCTCGTTTTTTGTTGTATCTACAGCTAATCCATACATGATTTCCCATGCCGCAAGACCCCATGTTGCAGTATTCAAATGCAACTGTTTTTGCATATCTGTTGCCGTGTTTGTCACCTTTTTTGCTTCATTATCGAATACTTCTTGCAGTTCCACAACAGGAACAGATTTCTTATAATTTTCCGGTAAATAGTCAATCAGTTTGACGCTCATGTTTCTGCACCTGCTTTCTTGATTTGTATCGTGCCTGCAACCTGCACTTCTCGTTCTGCAATGTGTATATTTTCTGTTTTTTGGTTTAGCGTAAATGTTTGCACAGCATCCACACCATCAATGTCGTAAAACATAGATAAACAACGATAAAAATCCACCATGGAAGAACGAAACGCCGTATTGCGGATATATTTTTGAAATGATTTTTCATATGCCGTTTTCACGGTATCTATGGAAGTAGACGGCGATATGGTCAAAACCGCATCTACGGCAATCAGTTTTTCTGTTGGTGCAGTCACCGTTACAGTTGCCCCAATCGGTCTGTTTTGCTCAATATGTTCTTTCACTTTTTGTATGATTTCGGTGTCTGGACTGCGTCCTGTGTTTGTAATCGGCATCACAGTCACCGTACCAGGGCCATTGTCTAACGGAAATACCTTCACCTCTCCAACGCCGTTGACCTCTTTTGCCCAGTGCCGGTAGTGATATATATTCCCGCTAGTTGCAGGTTTTTGTAATTTTTCCAATATGCGTTGTGCCAGTTCGTCATCTGTTTCAACATCTGAACCACCCAATATTTTTTCTTTGTTTGTCACACCAGAAACACCGTTTATACCAACTGGTAGTAGGATGATGCTATTGGGTAACACATTATATTTCCCGCCAATTTCCTGTGCTTTCACGTCAACATCTACTGTACCATTTTCCCCAATGATATAATCTTTTTGTACAATGAATATCAAACCAGATAACGTGGAACAAATACTTCCAGCAGAAACGAGGGAATTTTTTTGCCCTGTAAACGTACAAATCCCATTTGCATATGTCCCTTCTTTTCTGTGTATGGCGTACTCTGCCCCTCTTTTGTCCAACCATATGCCAGTACTGGTATTTACAAACATCGTGTCTTGTGCGGCAACAATGGATTGATATACCTTTTCCAATTCCAAAGCCATTGGCGAAACCATATCATTGATAAATGAACCTTCTCGCCGGTCTGTCAATGACACATCGGACAATATGCGTTCTTTGATTTCTTCATAGCTGTTCAAACGCTCACCCCCATTTCTGTATCACCGTAAATCGTATGTAATACCCCTGTGATAAACAGTGTTGTCCCATCAAAATTTACTTCCACATCGGATATGTTTTGTATGTATGGATTGACCAGCAAACATTCTTCAACATATCGGATGCTTTCTGCCTTTGTCAAACTTGGTGTATAATTTTTCCCAATCAAATTTTGTAGGTCTGTACCATAGTCAAAACTATAAATCAAATAGCGAAAACGCTCTGTTTTCAGTGCCTTGTACGCCCATGTTTTGACAGCCTCTTTTCCGGAAACGATTTTATAATCGCCATTTTCCAAAATGGGGATATTTTCTGTAAAATCCCATGCAACTTCTTTGTATAATGGCATGGTGTCATTTTGTTGTTCTTCCTCGATGATGTCGCCAAAAAACGGAAATAATGCCATAGCCTCACCTCATTCTACCTTGCATACGCATACAAATTGCTGTTGGTCTTGGGACATCAGTATCAACACCTCATCACCGACTTTCAAATCGTCCAATAGTGTAAATGTGCCGTTTGGGATACCCACCGAAACAATATCATGGCTGTGTGATGCAAAATCCTCCGATTGATTTTGATGTTGTGCCATGTTTTGCGTGTTCCCACTTGCATTGGTTTGTCCCATGCTCAACCGTTGCGAAAAACCGCCCAGCAAAGACGAACAAACTTTCATTTCTTCCCGTCCGATTTCTATATCCCCGACCAATACACGCAACGGCTTTGCCTGTTTCACAATCCCAATAAAAAAAGGCGTGGGATTGTGTACACTGCCCTCTTTTTGTATCATACCAACCATAGAACGGAATGGGTCATCTTCTTTTGTCGCCATCAGTACCACCTTCTTTTTCGTCCATGATATTTTCAAAATTCAATGTCAATTTGTTTGTATAAATGCCGTTTTTCCAGTTGTGTTCGTCTGCATCAATGTAAAAAATACCTGTCAAACCGGTATATGGTTCTACAACCTGTACTTTTTTCCCTGTACGATATGCAGGGTTACCGAAATTGGTGACACTGATTTTTCTCTCTATACCTTGTAATATCTCATTTGCTTTTTTCTTGTAATCTTCTCCATCTTTAGAAATGCGTAAGACTTCGGTCATATAGCCGTATTTTTTGGCATCTACCTCTTTGGCTATCTGTTCCACGAATTTATCTTCTTTGTTGTAAATACGGACTCTGTTTACCATATTTGCCAGACTTTCGCTGACGTTTGCTGTCAGTAGGTTTTTACCGCTTTCCAGCTTTGGCACTTCATATTTGCCCTTTTCATGCACATACAGTTGCGGGCCATCAAAAAACACATAATATTTTTTGTCATCTGCCAATGTGTACGCCGTCATAATAATGTCGTATAATGACACCCCCATGAATGTGCGTTTTATCCTGCCACCTGCGGGAGCAAGACTGCCAACAGCAATGCCAAAATCAGCACATACCTGTTTTGTGATTGCCATTGCTGTGGTGTTTTTGAAATTGTAGCTTGCTTTGTTTTTTTTCAAATAAATGCCAAAATCTTGACAAGTAAAATCAATATCATTGGTTTCTGTTGCCTTGTTTTTTGTCCACACAACGCCGTGAAACAATACGTTTCCACCATCAATCACACGAATATGGTCACCCGTCTGTATCTGTACCTGCTGTGTGCGTTTGTCACCATGTCCATGTATAATCCCGAAATTGCAGGAACGGCTACAATCACGATATTCACCCGAAATGGTTAAATTTGTGAGATAGTTTGTAATTTCTTTTTTTTCGCCATGTGGTTTCATGTGAAACGCTCTCATCTTTCCCACTCCTATTAAGGTATTGTGTATGTCTGTCCGGGATGAATCAGATTTGGATTTTTCCCAATCAGACTTTTGTTTGCATTGTATATTTTTTTCCATTCATTAGGATTTCCGTAAAATTGTCTTGCGATATTATACAGACAGTCGCCTTTTTTCACAGTATATGTCTTTGGTGTGTGCAGTTTCTTTTGTGGAACATCTGCCCGTTTGGTGTTATTTTCTGCCTTTTTCCCTTTTGGCTGTTCCTCTTGCAATGGTGTGTATTGCCGTAATTGTAGTGAAAATGGAATATCGCCGTTGTCTTCTTTCTTTTCCGTGACAGTCAAACTTTCAATATAGAACCGTTCATTGATTCGTGCTCCTGTCTGTTCTGCAATAATCAACCGCACAATACATTTCAGTGTAATCCAGTTGCGTATCAAATTGACATATGCCATGACATGGGTGGGTGCAACGCCCCCGCCACTGCTATTTTTGAAATCATAGTCTTGCACTGTGAAAAACCCTTCAATTTTGATGCTTTGCGGTTTCCTACGTCCATATACATTGATGTCACCGATGTTGGTTGCACGCACTGTTTCAATCTCTACACCATAGCTAATTTCATAGCCATTGGGTGTGACAGGCAATAGGATTTCTCCACCAATGCTTTCATTTTTTAGCCAAAATTCATACTTCAACCATAATCACCCCCATATGTCAATGCTGCGTGTTGCAATTTTTGTGCAAAGGCCCTTGCGATTTTGTCAATATCCGCATCTTCGCGAATAACGACACTATCCGCAATTTTGGCAATTGACACAGAACCACCACCATTTTGTTGTTGGTTCACTTCTGCTCTTGTCAACACACGCTCTCCCTCGTGCAACATAGCAGGGTAGTTGTCAAATGGCACACGGGCAATCCCGTCAGCGTGTGGGTGAGCAACAGCACTTTTTTGTAATGCATTTTTGAGATGTAACTCTGCTTTTTGGAAAAAATTACCATGTTTTTGTATTGCCGCTGTTTTGGCTGCTTCTGTGACATCGGATTGAATGGTTTGTCGAACTCCACTAGACCAACCTTTGGAAAATTCATTTGCCATCGCTGTGCCAAATTGTAAATAATCACCACTTTGCACCAATCCTGTCTGAATACTTTGTATCAAGTTTTGTTCTGCTGCTAATTTTTTTTGATATTCAGGGCCATTTTTATATTCTATTTCTGCATTTGTTTTTGCTTCCCACATCAAACGCTCTGCTTCCAACCCATCACCATTTGCGATTGCTTTTTTGTATGCATCACTGTTATATACATTTTGAATGGCGTTGATAATGCTTTGTTGGTATTGGTTTTCCATTTCCGCTTCATATGCACCAATTTGCTTATAAGCTGTTTTCATCTGTTCGCCTAATTCGCCTGTATATGCTGTGATTTCGGCAGTCATACCTTCTTTTCGTTTTTCGTTGAACCCTTCCCCCATGACAATATCAATATTGTTATGGGCACTTTCCAACTGGCCCAGCAATCCATCAAATGTATCGGACATTGCATTTACTGCATTGTGGTAGCGTTCCCCCTCACTGGTCGCTGTTTGCATTGCTTTGATGAGCATATCTGCTGTTATTTGGCCATCAGACATCATTTTTTTGGTATCTGCCATAGATTTGCCTTCATTTTTTGCGATGTATTCCAAGGGATTAAATCCCCAGTTCATCATTTGCCTTGCGTCCTGTCCGTTCAATGTTCCAGACCCTAACGATTGTGCTACCGCATAGGACAAACCAGAAAATTTATTCTTATCACCCATAGCGATGTTACCAACCATATCCGTTAAATCCATAACCATAGACGAGTCCACACCATAAGTCAACATTTCCATACCCTTACCCAGCATATCTGTGGTATCGTATGGTGTAGCATCACCATATTGAATAAGTGCATCATATAATTCTTTACCGGTTTTTTCATCGGTCATAGATTGATAATTCCGCTGATATTTTTCTCTGACAGCTGCTTCTGCACTACCTTTTTCTTTTGTGGTTTCCATGTCTTGTAATGCTGTGGTGTGTAGGTTTTGCACCTCATTTCGGAATATATCATCCTCCCGATTTTGTTTGTCAGTCATGGCATTGATTGCCCCTGTCAAACCACCAATCGCCGCACCAAGCCCGGCACCTGCAGGACCAAACATAGAACCCATCGCCGCACCACTGATAACACCACCGCCAACAGAGGAAACTGCAGAGCCAACATTTTGCCCATACATTGAACCAACAGACGCATATAAGTAGTTTTGCACTGCACCGCCAACCATCTGCCCAAGCCCTGCCGTTGCAAGGCCTCGCATCATCATCATAGAATTTTCCATAGAACCAGAACGAGCATTTGCTGCCATATCTGCTGATGGGTTTCTTGTGGCATTGGCGTTACTTGTTCTGCTGATGTCTTGGGCAAGCTGCCGTTCTGCCTTTGCCGCTTCTTTTGCAACTTCGCCCATACGACGGTATTCTTCGTTTAACCGTTCTAATTCCAGACGTTTTTCTGTAAACGCTTCTCTCGCCCCATCTGTACCTTGTTTGACAGCTTTTTCCAGTTCTTTGAGGTTTTGCTTTGCTTGCGTAATGTCCAGGCTGATTTTTGCTTTTTCACGAAACGCCCTATCTTGTATTTTGCGATACTCTGTAATATCTCTTGATAACCCATTGACATTTTGTCGCATGCTGCGAATACTTTCCGATAGGCGGTCAGATGCCTTAAACACAACACTGACATCTCTACTCATCGGCGTGCACCTTCTTCCAGTTCCATTTCAATAAACGCCCGCAAAATCAACTGTTCTTCTTTTCGTAATTTGTAAAATTCATGTGGAAGGATACCATGACGGCGATATGCCTCATATAGCATGACCGCCTGCCCATCTCCTTCCAAAATCAGTTTTTTATTTCTGTAACAGTATCATTGTTATAGCCGCTGATTTTATTTACATTATCATATAACACAGAAAGTTCACCAATCAAAAATAATTTGTGCAAAACCTCTCGTCCTGTCACTACTTGGAATTTATCCAACAATTCTTTGCAGTTGAATTTCTTTCCTTCTATGGTACAGCCTTCCATAATAACATTTTCACGAATATCAGCATTTGTCTTGCTGATTTCGCTAATATGTTCAAATTGCTCGCTGTTCAGTGGTCTGCACTCTACCACAAACGGCTCACCCAATAATGCAGTCAAACGTTTGACCTCTACTTTTTTTCCTTCTCGTTTGCTGATTTTTTCTGCATCTGTTTCCAGCAATTTTTCAAAAATATTCATTCTTCTGTTCCTCCTCAAATGTTCCTCCTCAAAACGCTCAAAACGTCGGCTCGATAAAATCTAAAAATTCCCAATCTGTGAACGTGAATGGTTGATTGATTTCACCAATTTTGTTTGTGCCCCAGTCTGCCAATGTCAAACTGTCAAATTGCACACCCTTTACAACAACACGTTCTGCACCGTATGCATCAGGGTCGTCTAGTTTTGAAATGATAGTGAATTTTGGTGTCTTACCTGCCTTGATATATTCGGATAACAGTTTTGCCATGCGGCTATTAACCTTCGTCATGGTAATACTCCCTTTCCCTTTCATCCCACTGACTTTCTGGTGTTCCGCCAAGTCACCGCACATAGGTACCTTTAAAAATTCCAGCTCTATGGTGGCTTTCAGTGCGGTTGCTTCCCTCACAAGCTCTCCTTCCAAATACACATACCCAAATGTACCGTTTATCGCACGTCTCTCGTCATATAATGCTTGCTTATTAAACATGTTTTCACTCTCCATCATTAAATAAAGAATTTCACAGAAATATCTTCGATTGCATTTAGTATTTTAAATTTGGACTGCAAGAACACAAATGTTTGTGTATTTGCCGATTTGATTTCGTACTCTGACATTTCTTCCACTGGTTCGCCTTTGCCCTTCAAATAGTTGGTCTGTGCCTGCATATCAATGCCGGTTTCGATATTTTGGTCAAGCAAATCATCATTCCGCAACGCTTCCAAGTATGCTTGTATTGCAGTAATCAGCAAACATTTGTTGTCGTAGCTGTTTGCATATTTCCCGATATAGCTATCTTCACAGGTTGTGCGGACATCTCTGTAAATCAAATCCATAATATCCACAATTTTAACAGATTTGTAGTCTTCACTTTTTTCTTGTCCAATTGTCGTTAAACTATTGACTGCACGTCCTGTTTTGATTTTCACACCATCATGGAAAATAACAAATTCGCCCGCATCTATTTTTTTGTCCAATTCGTCTTTTGTGAATTTGGGCACATCATCAATTTCCGGAATTACATAGTAGGTTGCACTGACTGTCAATGGTGTGCCAGCCAATAGCCCTGCAATTCTAGAACAATATTCCGCTGTTGTATATGTATGCTCTCCCACCACAATATCCGTTGTCGTAAAATTGATAATCCCCTCATGGTCTGCTTTTGTATTGGGTAACACCGCTTTCACTTTAATGTTTTTGTTATCACGCATGGATTTTATTAGTGTTGCAATTTTTGTTGCATCTTCGCTGCTGATATCATGCGGAGCAGCAACATAGTCAAAATGTGTTGTTTCCAATAATGGCAATGCATTGTCAATGCTATCTGCACAAATCAGTTGCACATATTTGACAGGCTTTTGCCCGCCCAAAAATGTGCGTTCCACATATGCCTTGTTGTCTGCCGTCAAATCCTTTGGTATGGCTGTAACATCTGATAATTTGAATACACCTTTTTTCTCTGTTTCCACCACAATCACCGCAACCACACCAACATTGCCCCGTTTGATTGCGGTAGATGCTTTGGACTTAAATTCAATCAATATATTGGGTAATCCCATATATCCATCACCCTTTCTTTATTTTGTAACGTACTTCTTGCGTCATTTCTGCCTGTTCTTCTGTGCGTGTCACAGTTTCCATGTAGGAAATGGACAAAAAGAAAGACGGTTGCCCGTCTATGGTCTGCCATTCGCTGGAAAAATGTAAATGCCTGTCAGCCACGTCCAAACAAAAAGCAGATAAAAACGGTTCTAATTGTGCTTTTGTTTTGGATACGTCTTGCAGGTCAATATTGCCGCTTTTGTCCTGTTTGCAAAAGCAAATGACCTGTATTTCCAATGTGATTTTCCGTAAAAATGGATTGATTTGTGTTTCTTTGTGAAATGTCGGAATGTACAAAAACGCAGGCGTTTGAAATCCCTCACGCAATTTGTATTTGTAATGTTCTGCACTTGGCACGCAGGCGTTCACCTGTTTTTGTATTGCCTGCATGATAGTTTCCTCATGTACCAAAAATACCACCCACCATTTCTTCCGTCATGCGTTGTGCTTCTTCTTCCATTTCATCTGCTACGGTGTTTAATGCGTTACGGTACATATGTTTGCCAGCAACCCAACCAACACGACGACCGTTTTTGTCTACCACAGCATGACCGTTTTCCACAAGATGCCCATGTGGGGCAATGCGGTTGCTATTTCTGACTGCCGCATATCCACCACCACTGCCCAATTTGAGGGACATGGCATTTCGCAAATATCCGTTTTTTGTTTTTGTATCTCTGTCGATGTTTCGCATTACTTCTTCTTGCATTTTATCGCCCATACGGCGTACCAATATACGCCGCTGTTCCGGAAAACGGGTAAGCATACGGTCAAAATCCTGTAAAAGGCTGTTCAGTTCCGTTTCCATATGCTTTGCCACCTTCCTCTGCTGTTGCTCTAATTTTCACAAACTCGTCCAAATGCTTGACATTATCCACGTGTTGTATGTTATACAAGTTGCCACGATACAAAATACGGTCTTGTGGTTTAATATCTGCCCCAGCTGTATATCTCACTGTGAATACTACTGTATTTTCTGCTCCATATTCTTTTGCCCGCCAGTATTCTTTTCCAAACAAATTGTTGACTGCCGCCCATGTTTTTCTAAAGGGCTGGTATATCATTTCTGTGAATCCGTCATCGGTTTCATATTTTTGCAATCGCTGTATTTCTATTCTATGTCGCAAATCACCTGCTTGTATTTTCATCACATTCACCATCCACTAATAATTCACCAAGAAAGTTATGGTCGTGTAAATGTAGTATCGTTTCTGTTGTTCTGTCTGGTTGCATTGCTTTTTCAACTGTCGCACTACGGTTGTCATAATAATCAGATACCATTTTATAAACCACAATAGCAAATTCTGAATGTTCGTCTATATAATCCATATTTACATTACAACGCCGTTTTATGTAGCTGATGACTGCCTGTTTTGCAAGTTCCAAAAAACCTCTTGTTTCTGCATCATCATCCAGACGACAATACCATAACAAATTTTCTATGCTGATTTCAGAAACCTTATGTTTGATACCTTCCATATCTTATCATTCCTTATTTTTTCGCAATGCTGCCGCTGCACCTGTCCCCATTTCCAATACTGCAATCATTTGTTGGTTTGTGATAGCACCGTCTAATTCCATAAATGACAATATTCCAACAGCATAACTTTTCGCAAATTTTTCTTGCAACACTTGCATTTCAATATCTTTACCAATTTTAATTGTATATCCTTTGAAATCACCATAAGCCAATACTTTTGCATTATCGGCAAATTTCGGTACACTTTCAGACAAATATACTTTTTTCCCCAATAACAAAAAACCGCTACCATTGATCACATCTGGTATCAATAAATATCGACCCTCTGCATCTTTCAATTTTCTCACTTGTTCAAATGTACTAGTATCCATTATCCATACTGCATTTTCTTGATATGCAGTCTTTACAAGTAGCTGTGTAGCAATTAAATCATCTGCTGTCAATACGCCTGTTGCTGCTGTTTTCTTATTCGTAGCATTTTCAAAAATACCCTTTACTTTTCCAGTTTTACCCGTTAATGCTTCTTTTTCGATAAATTTTCGCATTTTATTGGTGATTTCTGTTTCTACAAAACCAACAATATCAATATCAGTATTGTTGATCAATTTTTTGGAAATTACTGCTTCTGCTCTTGTAATGTTCCCCTGTAATTTAATACTTTTCAACTCACCAGTTTTTTCGTCTCCAGTATCTTGCAATTCATCAATATATGTTACCTCTATGGTATTGGTACTTTCATCATAATATGGAATTACCAATTCCCCATTGGTATGATATACTGTTGCCAAATCCATAATTGGACAGGTTTCTTTTATTTGGGTAATAATATTGTTCACCACAGTTCTTGGCATAATATCTCCATTTGTACCCACTTTCAACGCTCTTCGTTCACCACGACAATATTGTTCAAATGTTCTGACTTCTTTTTGTTCTTCTGTTTCAGCTTCCCCTTCTTCTTTTGGTTTGCTTGTTGCCTCTTGTTTTGTGCGGTGTTCCAATCTGTCAATGGTTTTTGTCAGTGCATCTATTTCTGTTTCTAGCTCTCCATATCGTGCATCTTCTTCTGTTGTCAATGCCCTTGTTTCTGTTTCCGCTTTGTCCAACATCTCTGTCATTTCCTGTAAACAGTCATTTAATTTTTCTTGTAATTCTTTGATTTTTGACATAATTTCATTCTCCTTTATTTACACATTCTTTTTTTCAGTTCCAGTTTTTTTCTTTTGTTTTGCAAACAAAAAAACAGCTTTTCTGCTGTTTGCTCTTTTTCCACTATAATGTCTGTAAAACTTCGTGTTTCCAAAAGTTTGTTTTCTTTTCCACGCAATTCATATGATGTGCCAGCATATGCAGGCGTAGATCCAATTAGAATTGACACTTCATCCAATCGAATATCTTTTAATATTCTTCGCTTATAGTTTTCGTTTGTATATTCCCAGCTATCCTCAATACTGACAAATCCGAATGACCAACCAGTAATTTTGCCCGCCTCTGCTGCCTGCAATATCTCATCATCTTGAAATTTTGCTTTCGCATATAGACCAATATTATCTTCTTTTAATTCTAATACGCCATCTTTTGTGCTGCCAATTTTTCTGTTATGGTTTACTTGTAAGAATATTTCTGGATTATTTTGTATCGCTCTTGCAAAAGTCCCCTCTTGGACTTGTTCCACATATCTTGTCCCGTCTTGCAACTCTAAAATCCTGCTATCTCTGCAAATTGCATTGACATAACCTTCAACAACAACATCTTTTGCTCTGACCTCAATCTTCACTTTTGGTAACCCCCTTTGCAGTATCCATTTTTGCTGCCATGTTTGGTACAATAATTTCTTTTGTTTCAGGGTTATACAATACATCTTGTAATCCCAGCCGTATAAAATCCAATCCCAATTTGGGCATGTTTTCTTTTTCTCTAACCTCATCCACCTGCATAATACCGCCTTTAATAGCCATATCATAAATACGGTATCGTTTTTCTGCATTTGCTTTTAATGCCTCATCTGTATCAAATGCAAAGAACATATCTTCTTTTTCTCGTTCCAATAGTAAATACTTATTTAATGCATTTTCTAATGCCTTTACCACAGGCAATACCGCATTTTCAAAAGCCTCCGCTGCTTGTTCTTCTGTTGCTGTCCCATCAATTACAGTCTGTGGAACACCAAAAATACTATACAGACTTTCTTTTGTAAACTTTTTGTTTTCTACAACCTGCATTTCTTGCAAACTTGATGACAATTCCACAAAATCTACACCATCATTCAATACCATAGAAACATCATCATCGCCATTATATAACTTTGCCCATTTTGCTTTCAAATCCTTTAAGGAATTGTCTGATAATTTATTTTTTGCACTTAAATAGCCAGATTTTCTACCATTTCGTTTCAAAATTTTTTTGCCAAATTGTATCTCATTGTATGCGATTGCTAATTCTTCTTTGTTTTCGTGTAAAATTCCTCTAGCATTTACACCATCTTTACTTCTACGAATAGCACGTAAAAGCAAAAATTCAGGTACTTCTTTTCCTTGTATCCAATACCTCACTGTCCTATCAATAACATCAATAGAATATAGTTTTTGTATATTGGTTGGTGGGATATAAGTAATACATTTGATATCATTGCCTTTTTTTGAAATATACGCATAACACACACCATGCAAGAGATAATCTTGTACCATCATTTTTTTGAATAGCATACCATCAAATAGTTCTGATGGTTCTTTGTTCAAAATGTTTGTTCTTTTGTCTGCCTTTACTTCTATTGGGGTATTGTCATCTAGTCTTTTGTATAATTTCACAGGCAATATTCCAATTTTTCTTGCAACATACTCTACACATGCTGCCACCGCTGGTATCTCCATTGCTTTATCTTCTGTAATTTCATCACCAGACAAAATATTTGCTAACATATCAATTGTAAATGCCCTTTGTTCTACTTCTGGTGGTTCTCTTGGCGTGTTTCTTTTCACAAAATTCCATATACCCAATATACTTCCCCCCCCTTATATTTCAATTGCACCCCAGTTTTGCATTTGTCCCAAAATTTCATTTTGTTCCATCAAATATATCGCATTGATAATGCTAAAAACGGCATCTATCTTTCCAGATGATTTCTTTTTATTGACATATCTATTTTTGTTTGTGTCAAAAGTGCATTTTGCATTTTCAAAGTTAATTTCCAGCAATTTATTTTCTTCATACCGAAATTTACCTTCTGTGATTTTTTCATATAATAATTTTGTCGGAGCATGTAATACAGATGAATGTTGTGTAATCTCTATCAATTCCAATCCGCTTGCCTCCAACTTTTGTGCGGTTGACATAGCATTAAATCTATCAAAACCAACTGCAACAATTTTTCCACCTGTTTTTTCCTCTAACTGCATCACATAATTTTCTATTACACTGTAATCAACTATCATGTCGCCACAGGCAATCGCCAAACCATCTTCAACCATTTGTTTATAATCCACTTTTTCTTCTTGTGTTTTTTCTTCCATTTTTCCTTCTGGGAAAAATATCATGACACCAGCTTCTACGTAGTCAGTTTGTTCATCATACGATACCCAACCTACAGCACAGTTGTCATTGGATATAGCTAAATCCATTCCAACATATAGCCGCTTTCCTGTCCAATCAATTTGTTGGACCTTACATTTTTGTAGTTCGCTTACAGAAACATAGTTTTCTGTCCCCACGCCTTGATAAATTATGTTACAATGTTTTGTCAAAAAGTTTTGTCGTGCTGATGGTATTTCTATGGCACGTTTTCGCTTTTTGAATAAATCTAACATAATTTTATTCACATCTATCGCCAAAGGATTGGCGTGTTGTAATATCATATCGTTTGTTGTCCAGTTTTTTTTGTCGTCGGGTTCATATAATAGCCCAAATATAGTTTCATCTTCCGTCAATCCGTCTAAAACTCTTTTCAAATAATCTACTTGTTCCTCGAATGGATTGTTTGTTGTTGGATATTTTGTTGAAATAATAAAGCCTAACGGGTTATCTATATTGCTTTGTCCAGAAGCCATCGCTTCCAATGGATATACTACTGGTAATGCTCCTACCTCGTCTGCCACATATGCTGATGGTTCTCTACTGTCCATCCGATTTCGTGACGTATTCAAAGGTGTGTATTTAATATCTGTCAAATTGCAATAAATATAGTCACGCAACACCTTGAATTTTGCACGCCCATTAAAACTTCCACACAATGCAGGACTGCTTTTAATAATTTCCTCTATCTGCGTTTTAATTTCTCTGCTGATTACTCCATCTGGTGCAACACTATATAACTTTGCAAACTTTGGTTCTGTCATCATCAATAACAGAAAAATTAGTCCAACTAAAAAAGTTTTCCCATTTTTTCTTGCAATTTCCAAAATAATTGTTTCATATCGCCGTTTTTTTGGATTTTCACGCCATACAACACACAACGCTGCAATCAATAATAACCACTGAAAACCTGCCAACGCTTCAAATGCAGTTTTCCCTCTTTTTTGACCTTTTGGCATGATAATCAATTTTGTAATTTTATATATTTTTTTCAACTTCTGTTGATGTATCATATATTTTTTGTTTTTATCGTCTGCAATCTCCAAAAACTCTTTGGCTGCTTTTTTCACATACATTGGGGCAGATGTAACATTTTCCAAAACGTTCATAGCATATTGGTAAGCTTTTGTTTTTTTTATCATTCGTCATCATCTGCCAGTGCTTCAAGCAAAGGATCTATCGTATTTTCTGTGAGTGAGATTGCCAGTTTTGCCCTTGCTTGTGGCGACAATCCCAATTCATTGCAACCACGATAGAAATCTTGTGTGTACTTCGCCCTTGTGTTCATAACATCTTTATCATATAAAAGTGCTGGTGTGTTTTCGATGTCCTTGTCAATCTGTGCTAATTTTTCAATGGCAACAGCCGTTTTTGCAATTAGCCAATCGTCTAAGTCACACAGCAAGCCCTCTGCCCCTGCCATTCGTTTGACCAAATCTTTGAATATTTTTTTCTGTGTTTTTGTCAAATAGGTGGGCGGTTTTGGTTTTCCAACTCCCCGCAATTTTTCCTCTGCTTTTTGTCGCCCTTCTTTTTCTTCTTTTGTTCTTGCACCTGTCGCCAAACTTATTGGTTTCGCTGGTCTGCCCATAAATTCACCCCATTTCTAAAAAAATTTATACGCAAATGGGCCAGTGTCGTGTGGGAATTTTGTATAAAAAAAGCCCCTATTTACATAGGGGGGATACTTTTTACAATTTTTTGTAATACCTCTCGCGGTATCTCACCACGTTCTGCCTGCTTGTGGTGTTTATCGCATAGTGTTATTAAGTTATCTAGGCATAGTCGTAATGCCCACGCCTCTTTAACTGGTATAATATGATGGACATATAATATGACATCATCATATCGTATATTGGGATTGTTTTTTATTTCTTGTCTGCAAATCGCACACAAATATAAATCCCTTTTTTTTGTTATTTCACGCATCTTTTGCCATGTAAAACTTGACGTAAATTCTACATATTTCTTTTGAAATCCATCAAAAGATTGCTGTTTTTTAATTCTTTTTGGTGGTCTTTTAGGGCAAATTTCCCCTGTTTTATGTACTTGACCACAATACCTGCATGTTTTACGCATTTTATCACCTCTCAATAAAAAAGGTACTATCAAATGATAGTACCATGGTACATAAAGAAGGTGTATGTACTTTTTTCTCTTTCCATAATAGCATTATAACACATAATACTATATTATCTAGTATCATTTAGTCGCATTTAGTATCATCTTTTATTTTACAGAAAAATTTTGTAACGCTTTTCCATGCATTTTCAGAATGTGACCTTGACTATATCGCATCTCTATTGCAATTTTCTCCCAACTTTGCCCCAATATATACCGCCTAATCAAAATTTCTTGTTCTGTATCATTTTCCATGTTTTTTATGGCATTTCTAATTTCTTGATATTTAATCATCTGTATTTCTTGTTCCGCTTCCAATTCCCGCAACAGTGCATCTAACTTCGCCATATATCCAGACAAATCCGATTTTTGATTACCTTTTGGCATACCATCACCCAGTATTATAGGACTTGTTTGTGAGTCACGCAATTCTGCAACTTCAGATAATAGCAACCTTACTTTTCGTTTTGCCACCAAATATCTTTTTAGATAATTTTTCTTATCGGTCATATATAAATTAATTCTCCTCGTTTTTTATGCCTAATTTTTACTCGTTCTACCAGCTCACTTACATCAAAATCAAATTCTTGTTTACTATCCAACAAAGCGTTATATATTCGCTGTTTCGCAATATTGAAATACCGTTCGTGCGAATCAATTCCTATAAAGTTTCGGTTTGTATTTGCACAGGCTACACCTGTAGAACCACTTCCCATTGTGAAGTCTAAAACTGTTTCTCTTTTATTCGTATACGTTTTTATTAGATATTCGAGCAATGCAACTGGTTTCTGTGTTGGATGATATTTTTCTGTATCCCTATTGTATTTTAATATTGTTTTTGGATAATTTTGAAAAAACGTTCTAACAGAATTTGACTGCGACTTTCTTTCCAGTGTCCCTTCCATTCCCCAGTTTTTACGCTTATACGTCTTATCACATTTTTTTAAACCTTGTGGCATGTAAACCATTCTATTTTTAACTTTTCCTTTATGCCCTATTTTTCCTTTTGAAAATACACTTATGTTTTCATGATTTTTCAGTGGCATATTTTTTGAGTGTAAAGCCCCTGTGCCATACTCTTTTTCCCAAATCCAGTCATATTTATAATCATTGATATTACTCATTCGTAAAGTGCTAGAAAATGGTTCAGAACCAAATAGTACAATAGCCCCATTAGGTTTAATTATTCTATTTAATTGTGCCCACATCGGTTCAAGTTGAATAACGCTATCCCACTTACAATCTGTAAGCCCATATGGAGGGTCAGTCAAAATCAAATCAACACTACCGTCTTGTATATCTTTCATTTTTTCTAAGCAGTCACCTTGTATCAGCTTATACATCTGTTATTTTTCTCACTCCTTGCGTTAGCCAATTTTAGACGTTCTATGGCGATTTTTCTTTATTTTCCATCATATTTTCCATCATATTTTCCATCATCAACATAAATACCAGTAATCTCTTCGAAAATTATCTTGTTGAAGTTCGGTTCATAAACCTCTAAACGAATTGTATTATATGTTTTTATCGATATATTGTAAAAGATTATCTACATTATTCTTTTGAAATTCTGACATTCTGTATATCTCTAATATTTGATCAAAATAGTTTTCGTCTTTTCCATAAAAATTAATTAATTCATCTACTGTGTTTTTATTTTCTTCTTTTAATATTTTTTCAATTTCTTCATATTGTTTTTTTATAAGTACTGCTATTTCTTCTACGTGTGTTACATATATTCGCAATGAATTTAAGTTTAACAAAATCAACACAGCCTTTCTATATAACATTAGATTTACTTCTTTTTATATCATAAATAAATGATTAATTCCACATTTTCATAAAAAAAATCATATATTTCTCCAAATCTTTCTCATGTCTGTACACGCTTTCATCAGTAACTTTTTATCGCCATTTTCAAATGCTTGTTGTATGCCGATTGCTACACCTGTATGGACTGCCATCAACACCAATGCCGTTAAAGCTTCTTGCGATGGTTTGTTCTGGTCTGGTATCGTGCCGCCTGCTGCTGTCACCTGTTGTTTTGGTGTGTAATCACAAATTTTATACAACAAAAAGTCCCACAACCCAGAAACCAATTTTGCATTGATACTTTGAAATTCATCTTGAAATTTTTCCCTTATTTGCATAGGTAGTGCCAATGCCTTGCCTCTGCGTTCCAACAGATACAAATACTCTCGTGCTTCCGCTTCATTCATCGCCAATCACCTTATTTTTTTCATAATTTCCAACAGCCTTGTCGCAGTTTCAGCCATAACAATTTCAACTTGCTCTGCAACTGACATCTTCTCCATAATCCATACCGCCTTTGCGAATTGCTTTCAGGTATCGTATCCAGCCTATTTCTGCAAAAAAACTTTCAAAATGAGCAACCAAAATATAGCCTTTTGGAATTTTTAATTTTCTGTATGAGTATGATGCACTTTCTTTGACTTGCTGAATTTTTATTTTGGGCTGCTTTAAATTTCGGCTTGACTTCCATCTACGTTCGCCCTTTTTAACTTTCTCTTTTGTCAAATAGTTAGCCAGCTTCATATCAGGTTGATTTTTCTTTAACCGTTTCATTAAAACAAGACCATTCCCCCATTTTTTTTGCAACACTTCCCATGCTTCTTTCATGCTCATATTTTTAATTGCGTTCATGATGATGTGAAAATGCACTTTACCCTGCTCTTCAATCACCCAGATGTACTTTAATTCTTCTCCACGTTTCTTCTTCCATCTGCCCAGCCGTTTCCAAAAATTTCCCACATCTTTTTTCGCTTCATCTCTACTTACTTCTTTGCTGAACGTTAGAAGTACAAAATAATCTTCCCCGCCAAAATTTGCATTGACCAACCTTGTCATTTTTTTTCGTGCCAGTTTTAAATTTCTTTTTTCCTGTTCTTCACTGGTTAAATTTTCATTCACACCCCTTTCATATTTTTTCCCGATACTTCGTGGGCAATAAAATTCTTCTACTTCGTACACATCTCCCGACCATATCTTTTTTCTGTATTTTGGCATATTTTTTACCCTTCCTCTTATTGTACAAAATATTACTGGTACATGTCCATACATGTCCATTAAAATAATTGGTATATGGACAGCCCAAGGGGTATTGCCCCCTTTTTTATTTCTGTTTTATTTTCTTGATTTTTTTCAGTATTTTTGATATACTAAAAAAGCATATTTTTTATCATATTTTCCTCGTTTGATATACTAAATATGATACAGCACACCTATAAAGGTGTGCTTTTTTTATAGTTTCAGTATGCTTTTAACGGCACCTTCCAATTTGTATATTTTGTTTTTTCGCAATTTTAATGATTTCTGACAATTTCATGTTTTACATCTTTGTCACGTTTTCTCTGCTCATTGATGGTATTGTCTCTGTTTTCTTTCCATTTTTGATAAGACAGGCAACTCCCCCAACAGGCTTCATATCTTCCTTTGCAATTCTTACACGGACTATCTGCCACTGTCCGACCATATCGACTACCAAAATACATCGGCATCATACCCCACCTTTCTTTTTTACAGAAATTTGGATACCGATTTCACGACACCGCAACAGATTATAGCGAAAAAACTCGTTATAACTTTTTCCTTTTATGTGGCATAAAAAGCCATATGGATACATACCAATCACGACACCTTTTATAGTTTCTTTTGTACATCCATTATATTTCATCCGTAATATGGTGACAGTACTACCAATATTCATAACACTTTGCCCATAGCACCACAATTCTTCTGCGTCCAAAATCATCACCCTTTCCAATCACCAATCACCAACCGCCATTGTTTTGCAGTTCCTGTTCCAGACGCTCTATTTCGGCAAAATCCCATTCCCGTTGAGTGTAATTACAAAAACGATTACGATTTTGAGTTGTTTTTCCCTGGCTTCCAAAATTTGCAACTGGTTTTTCTGTTTCTTCCCAATATCTGACGGCCGCTTGCCAATCTTTTGTTTTTTTCATTTTTTTTCTGCCAAAGTACCAACCATTTGCCGTATAGTACGCCACAAAACGCTTCACGCTGATACAGCTATTGCGTTCTGTACAATACGCTTGCACTTCCTGCATAGTTGGTGGCACCTGCATTGTATTTTTCTTTGTGCTGTTTTTTTGTGATACAGTATTGTTCTGTTCTGCTGGTTCTTTCCGTTCTTCTACTTTTTGTTCTGTTTTTAATTCTGGTTGTTCTTCTTGTTCTGTTTTTAATTCTGATTGTTCTTGCTGTTCTGTTTTTTGGAAGCATGGAAACAAACGCAATCCCAACTCGGTAAATGTATACCATGTAGTACGGTCGTATTTCATCTTGTTGAAATTGCCCTTTAACAATATTTTTGCGTCCTCCAATCGTTTAATAGCATTTCTGATTTTCTTTGCTGTCAAATATGGAAACAATTTACAAAAAGACTGAACACTGTTGAATGTCCAGTATTTGCCGTCATGATAATTTTTGTTTTCTTCGGTATTTTTCTGTATCCAGTATCGAAAATTGTTCAAAATAATTGCTTCTACCACACCATATTTTGTTGCCAGCTCCTTATCAAAATAATGCAAAGTTGATTCCATGACATTCGCTCCCTTTTTTTTCAATATTTTAATTTATTTTTACAAAAATTTTGCAACAAATATCATGCAAGCACTGCATCATTTTGTTGTACAAATTGCCATATTTTCCAGTATTCGGAAGTTCTTTCTTTCTATGGCTATTATAGCTAAATTTTGACAGCAAATGCCATTTCTGCATTATATTGCTGTTATATTCGCTCAGGTCGGGGCATTTCTTTTATATTTTTTTCAATCTGTATACACATTAACAACATTTCTTCGCTTGTTAAATTGTGTTTTTCGTGCAAAGCACCAACATATGTTGATACATCTAACCACAGTTCTTCTATTTTTTTTCTGAAAAATATTGCAAAATCTTGTACAATTTCTATCCGAACGCCCGCATTTCGCAGGCGTTCATCTGCCATATCCATTTGTTTCATGTCATACCCCTTTCTTTGCTTGCTTGTCCTTTTTGCATCTCTGTTTCTGCAATATGGTGTTCTGCTTCTATACCAGCCATAAAGATTAGTACTTTTGATACCTGTTCTTTTGACATTTCACTAATTTTTTTAATTGCAGTATCCTTATCTAGTGTTTTCATATAAATATCTCCTCTCTATTATTGAATAATTCAAGTATAAATAAAATGATGACATTTGTCAATATATTTTCTTGACTTATTCAAGTTTTTTTGATATCGTATTAAATAATGAAAGGAGGTATATTCATGAACCAGTGCGAGAGAATAAAAGTTATATTGCAAGAAAATAAGCTAAAACAAAAACAGTTGGCAATCGAAATAGGCGTCACTGAAAGTTATATATCAAAACTTTTGAAAGACCCTAATATTGGTTTATCACAATCTATTGCAACACTTATTGAAGAAAAATATGGGTATAATATGGATTGGATATTGAATGGAACAGAACCAAAATTAAAACAAATTAGTAAAAATAAAACTTTATCCGAATTGCATCAAAAAGCTATTTATCAATTAGAAAAAATGAATGATAATCAAATTAAGGCTATTCTTGCTTTTATCAATTCACTAGAAGAAATAGAAAAATCTTTTTCCGCAGATACAGATAACAAAAATATTCAATAACTCAAAAAGGCGATGGAAAACCATCGCCTTTTTCTTGTGTTTGTTCTTTTTCCTGTTTTGTCATTGCTTTTCACTCCTTTGATTGTTTCTATATTGAAACTGCCTGATGACGAAAGGGCGTTGTTGAAAAAATTGGCAAAATCTCTTGCAAATATCGACCAATAAAAAAAGCGATGGTTTCCCATCGCTTTTTTACTTTCTGTCTTTATGAAATGAATTTCTTTAAAATATTTTATTGTTTCTGATATACTGGATTTTGATACCAAAAAATCTCCTGTCCATCTGGTGATACTACATATACAGCATACACTTCGTTGTTTTCATCAAATCCAATCAACACAGTTGCCATACTTTGTGCAATACTTTTTTCTGTTCCTTTTTCTGCTTCAATTACTAATGTTTGTATACCTGTTTCCGTAACCTGAACAGATACATCATTGATATATTTTGCCCAAATAGGCTCATCTTCACCAGTAAAACATATCTCATAATATTCTTTCAAAGCGTTGTTTTGTCGTTCTTTGATTTCTTCTATTTCTTTGTCGTCCAGTCTTTCTATTTCTTGGTCAACTGTTTCTTCTTTCGTTTCTTCCTGTTCTGTTTTTTGTTCTTCTTCCTGCGTCTGCTGTGCGGTCTGTTCTGTCTGTTCTGTGGGAATACCACAGCCAACAGCACCAAACGTCAACCCTGCACATAAACATAAACATAACCATTTTTTCATAATCATACACCTCCACTACCATCATATCACAAAAAATGACAATCTACAATTTAAAACAAGCAAAAGAAATGTGATGGCTGCCCATCGCTTTTTTGTTGCCTATTTTTATTCCTAGCCGAGAAAACCCCGAAATTTCAACATTTGCCCTTTTGGCAAAATGTATTTGTACTTTTGGGCGAACCGATACCAAATAGTAAACACATTGAAAAACATAAATATAAAAAGAGAGTGTGGCAAAGCCACACCCCCCCACACCTCAATCAAATATATTTTTCCATTTTTTTCACAACAAAAAAAAGGCACTCTGTTTTCAGAGTGCTAAACATATGTTATTCTTCCTGTTTTTGCGTCTGTTGTGTTGTTGGTTCTGTTGGTTCTACTGTATTCCCATAGCCATCAGCACCAAATTCCAACCCAGCACACAAAGGATAGAAATACAAGAAAATTTGGAATTCCACAACAATTCTACAACAATTCCACAGATATTATAATGGTTATCCACAGATTTGTCCACAGAAACACATAATCTTTAGGCATTTACAAAAACCGTTCGTTATTTTTAATTTCACTTTCTATAATTCCACAACAATTCTACAACAATTCCACAGATATTATAATGGTTATCCACAGATTTGTCCACAGAAACACATGATTTTTGGGCATTTACAGAAACCGTTCGTTATTTTTGATTTCGCTCTCTATTCGTTCTGCAATATCTTTAAATTGCACCAAAAATTTCACCTTAACCGTTTTTCGTCCTTTGGTTATCGCCTCAAAAGTAAAGTACATATTGGAAAATGTATTGATTTCCCGTTGTGCGGCCTCAATAACATATTTTCTAAAATCCTTGAAATTTTTGTACTTATTTTTATCTTCATCTGTATCCAACATTAACATGTGCCTTAACTTATCAATCTCAAGTTCCCACTCAATCATGGGTGTTTCGTATCTTTTTTTTCTATATTGGCTACGTCTCAAATCATAATGTGCTTTTAGCATTTCGTAGAAACGAATGGAATACTTGCTGCGAAAATTCAGTATATTGTAAAGACCATATGACAAGTATTTTTCTTTTAACTCAAACAAATATGGCACTAAGTCTTCATCTAATCTGTAAAATACATGCCCGCTTTTTTTATTCGTTCTGACTTTTGACAGCCAGGCAACTAATACTTCATCTCCTGTTTTTTCATCGTAAATCCAGCAACTTTTGTCTCTCAAATCTTGCAATGTTTTTTTTATTTCATTGTAAGCTTCTCCCGTTCTTTCATTCCCTAGCAAATTGATGTAATCCACAATTTCAAATTCATATTCTAATTGATAGTCACCATTATTTTTTTCGTCTATGGGCCTGATTTTAGAACAGATATATGCAATCATTTTTTGCTGCCCTATAGAATATTTGTACCTAGAATTTAATGCTAATTTGTTGGATTTCACAACAGTGTAGTTCCTAGATTGCTCAATTATTTTTTTTTCGTGATTATTCATAACAACAACACCTCTTCTTTGAAATTATAGCATAAAACATAACAAAAACATAACATTTGAGAGATTTAGATATATATCTCCCAACAACGAGATATATATCTCCCAACAACGAGATATATATCTCCCAACAACGAGATATATATCTCCCAACAACGAGATATATATCTCCCAACAACGAGATATA